CCCTTTTGGTATCGGTCCGTGATGGTCCTCCCAGACTTTACGATGTTTCAAAACCCATTGATTAGGTTCTCCAATCTTTTCTTTCGGGTAACCGTCTGTTGTGTAGTTGATAGTGCCGACAGGTACATAATTGGGAGGTCTATTACCTTTTTTGAAGTAACCACTATTGGGTGGCCGATTCGGGTACTTCTTCCCCTTATTGTGGGGAGTCTGACCTTTCTCAAACCTCCCTGTCAACCCACTATGTAGATTATTATTTCTTCGATAACTCTTAATCTGTTTCTCAGTTAGTGATAATCCAAATTTTTCGTTCATTTCATTTGCGACAGCGCGAGAAATCTTATTTTTTTGGATTGATACAAGGTAATCATGTTGTTCTTTTGTCAACAATTTACCTTGATAGGCTTCGCCAACAAGCAACCCTAAACGTTTACGGACACCGCCGATTTGGGTTTTGTTGTAATTCGTACCAAATTTCTCATTCAGCAACCTGGTTACTTCAGGAGTTAATCGACCAGGGCAAATTTCACGCATGTACTCCGTGTACTCATCCTTCCAGCAAAGCGATCGGGGCATTAACTTCACCTACCTTATCTTTGAACTTCTCAGCATCCAAGGCCAATTGGCCAGCTTGTAAGATTTGACCCGAGATTGCGACCATCTGTTTTGATCGTTGAAGCTCGGTCTTTAATTCATCTGCAGTAAGATCCCTATCGTCCAGAGTTTCTAGTTGAGCAAAAAGAGTATTGGTTAAATCTGTCAATTTATTTCGAACCATCTACTTCGTCACCTCTTTCATCAATTTATTTGCTTCTTTGATTAGCAAACGCATAACATTGCTATCCGTTTCTTTTTCTGCTGCTCTTGTCAGCATATCCACCCACTCACGTCTAGTATCATTCTTCCAATCAACCAACTCAGTGAGTGCTTGTGTATGGTTATAGTAAGGCGAGTAGTCGTATGACTTATCTTCCAAGCGAACGCATCTGCCTGCCTTGATGTCTTTAGCCAGGTTCGCCCTTACGTTGCTATTTGTGGTACCGACAACCTCAGCCACTTCATCATATGAGGCAGCAGGGTGCTCTCTATAATATTCCCTAATTCGTTCCGCTTGCGTCATGTCTTTCTCTCCTTATTTCAACCCTTCCGGCGGTTCTACATCATATGTAAATTGCTTATCTGAACTTCTCAAATTCATGCGTGCAATATTGCTCGCCATTCGCTGGCGTTCTTTCTGCTTCATTTCAGCGTGGTCATCCAGTGTATTCACTAGCGACCATAGTCCAATTCCTACGATTGTTACCAGGTAAATGTATTCCATCATTTTGCGTTCTCCTTTTCTTTGTAGATTGCCACAATATTTTCTAGATCAGCTATACGCTGATTCGCTTGTTGATATTTTTCTTGAAGGTCAATCAGCGCTCTGTTTGTATCCAATGCAACGATTCGCCAATCTACATTCCTTTCTTGACCCAAGAAATATTTTGTTAGTTTGTTTAGTATGTTCATCTTTATCCTCTTACGCAATAAGATCTTCTAAGTCTAATTCAGCAACCTCTTGTAAAAGGTCTTTGACTTTCTTCAAATCTTCCAACATCTCTCTCAGACTCTCTTTTTTTGTTTTGTATCTATTCCGTGACTTCCACATACAGTACAGAGCAAAACCTTTGTAATTTACTAAAACCGTTTTATGGGTCGGATGGTAAACGAAATGTTTAAATTCAGGATGATTTTTCATTTCATTTGCCCAAAGTTTTAAAGTCGTCTCAGATAAATCATTGAATTTTTCTTCTAAGCTTTTATATCCACCATACTCAGCTTTTTCGGATTGAGATACTGGGCGATAATTCACATTATTTATAACCGGCATGGAAATTCCTCCCTTTCTGTGTTATAATTTGATTAGTTATTTTTGATAAGCGCCTGACTTCGTTAGGTGCTTTTTTGTGCTACTCAATCCCATAATCTTCAATCACTTGAAGAATAAAACTGTTCGCTCGTGGACCTTTTGTTGTTCCACTTAGAATGTTTGTCACTTCCTGTCGCTTAAAGCCGTAAGCAACTGCTAGAGTTGTTTTTTTGATGCCTTTCTCTTTCAAGAAAGCATTAACCTTTTCACGACCGTTTGCGATATCTGGCATATACGTCCCTCCTTTTTTACACTTTATGTAAATAAGAAACAACTAAATTTTTAACTATTTTTCTGCATTACGCTTGACAACTCACACCAAATCGGCTAAAATGAAAGCATAATAAAAAGCACTAATAAAACTATAAATACCGTTCGCCAAAACATTTTTATAATTTATTTTCTTAGTTGTTTTTTTAGTTGTAACTTACTTACAAAAAACATTTTACACCATTTGGGATAATTAGTCAATCTTTTTGCACCAAATTTGTTAAATTTTTTTTGTAATGTCTTAGAAAGGTTGATTTAACAATGTTTGAGACATTTGAAAAAATTAAAGAATTAGCAAAAAAGCGTGGAAAAGCTCTTGGGCAAGTCGAAGAAGACTTGGGTTATGGCAGAAATACACTGTATAAGATAAAAAACTCTACGCCAAATGCTGAGCGTATCGCAGAAATTGCTAACTACTTCAACGTATCTACCGACTACCTGCTCGGACGTACGGATAATCCGACTATTGCAAAAGATGACAAGGCAAATGAATATCTTGGTCCAGCTGAGACTGAACTTGTCGCAGCGTTCAGAAATCAGACCCAGAACATGACCGAGGAAGAAAAGGTTCGTTTTAACAAGGCGATTGAAAGCTTGATGGTAACTGCTAAAACCCTGATGGACGATGACAGTAAGTGGAGGTAATTATGGCTAGAGAAATTATTTCCCGTAGACAGTACATCCAACACTGGTATTACGCTGTCCCGGTGATCGAAGCAGCGTCTCGACAGAATAATATTCCACTTGAACAAGTTACTTTTCAGCACATCATCCGTTACTTTGAACAGACTTACAATCTTCATTTTATCTTCTTTGAAAAGGACCCGTTTCCTATGCTCCCTTCAGCCGGTCTACTTAGTTCTGAATACATTAAATATCGAGGGCTTGTCAATAATCCAGATGTTACTTACTTGGATGATATCATCTGTAAACATAATGACGGTTTTACCATTTACAATAAAGAAAAAGAAAAGTATCTTGTTTATATCAATCAAACACATATCAAAAGACGGGTTATCTTTACCATTTTGCATGAATTAGCCCACATTGCAGCTCATTTTAGCACGGATCGTTCTGATGAGGTCGCCCTCGCTTGCGCTAACAACTATCAGAACAATCCGCTAGAGATAGAAGCTAACACCATGGCCTCTCTCTTTTATATCAATAATGAACGCATGGTTTGGCACCTCAAAAACAAGCACTCGTACGAGCAAATTAAACAAGAAAATACAATCAGCGATAACGCTCTTTTTAATCGATTAGTTGATTTTGTTCATTATCGGATATTGAGCTATAATGAACATTTATTGGACGATCAACAGCAACGACGAGTAGCTATTGACCTAGTTACAAAATATAAACAAGGGAACAATATCTTACAAAGATGTTATGATATTGATGTGTAATGCTAAAAGCAGATGTGATAGTTTGTGCATTGTAGCAAGGTATTGAGAAAAATAAAAAACCATAACCTCGTCGGCTATGGATAAGAAAAAAGAGTATAAAGGATTTTAAACACTTATTATTTTGGAGGCTATTATGAAATTTTGTGCTGAATGTGGCAATCCAGTAGAGGGTTACAAGTTCTGTCCAAATTGCGGTTATTCTATCGCTAACCAAGAACCAACTGAACAACCTCAGCCAGTCGATAAACCGGCTTCTCCATCTCCTGCTCCACGAAGCAGAAAAACGGACAAAGTCGGACCGCTTGAAATTGATAGGTACAATCGCACTTATCGCATCCACGGTGCTCAAAAAGCAAAAGGTTCTTCTGGAATGGTCGCAGGAGCCGTAAAAGTTGGTCTTGCAATGGGAACAGGCGGTTTGTCTTTGATACCATCTTTAATTAAAAAAGATAAAAATGACACTGATTGGTATTCATTCGAGGATTTAGTATCGTATGAATTGATTGTAAATAATCAGACTGTTGTTTCGGGTGGTGTTGGTCAAGCTTTGGTTGCAGGCGCTATGTTTGGACCTATTGGAGCAGTTGCAGGTGGTATCGTATCCAAACGAAAATCAACCTCTAAAATTCTAAACATGACCGTCCGTGTGACCTCGAACGACTTCAATAAACCGGTCATATTTATCGACTTGATTAGAAAGCCGGTAAAGAACACTTCGAAAGAATACAAGGAAGCAGTCGAAAACGCACAACGCATCATGGGAGCCTTGGACGTTATCGTTCATAATTCGTAAACAAAAAAGCCCCACGCTCTCAAAAACTTTGGCGAGTCTGAGCGTGAGGCAACAGTATAGTAAAAGGTATTAAAAAACCCTCTTTACTATACCCATTTTATCAAGAAATGAGGTGAAAAGCAAATGTGGATGGAAGAATTACCAAATGGAAAATATAAATTTTTTGAACGGTATAAAGACCCTTATACTGAAAAATTGAAGAGGGTATCTGTAACGCTTAGTTCTGGAACAGCCAGAGCAAAGAAGGAAGCTCAAAAACTACTGGATGAACGTATAGAAGAAACTTTACAGAATATACAATCAACAGATGTAACTTACCAACACGTTTTAGATGAATGGTGGACATTTTACCAGAAAGAAATCAAAGGTAGTTCTATCAGCTCTCTTACTAGCAGCGTGAATGATTTTAAAGAAGCATTCGATACAGAAATTAAAGTTAAGAATATAGACACTAAATATATCCAGCGGTTCTTAAACGATCTAGATATTTCTCGTTCAAAACTAGAGCGCTATAAAATGATTTTAAATCTATCTCTTGATTATGCAGTCAATCTTGAATATATCAAAGACAACCCAGCAAGACGGGCAAAACTTCCAAAACAAATAAAAACAATCGAAGAGTTAGAAAAGACAGAAAAGAAATTTTTGGAAGAGGATGAACTAAAAAGATTATTAGAAGAATTGTACAGAACAAATAATACATATAGACTGGGTTTGCTTGCAGAATTCATGTCATACAATGGCTGTCGAATAGGTGAAGCTATTGCTATCAAACAAGAAAATATTGATTTTAATAACAAGACAGTAAAAATACATGGCACTTTGGATAAGACAGTAGGGTATTCAAAAGGTCATAAAACGACTACTAAAACAGCTGCAAGCTTCAGAACTGTTTCTTTATCAAAGAGATGAGCCTTATTCATATCTAATGCGAATTTTGCAGTATCACCCTTTGTTAATGCTGTATTCGGATTTACTCTTGCAATCATCTGTTTTCCTTCAACATCGAAATACAAGAAGATTTCTGCGCCGAGTAATTCGTAAACTTTAATTTCTGCTTCAATTGTATTATCGTAATCGTCTAATTGATATAGCTTTGAATCATAAACATTCTCTGGACGAATACCTAGTACGATTGTCTTTCCTACATAGCCTTTTTGACGTAAGAGTTCTCCTCTTTGTGCTGGTAAACGTAGTTCTTTCTTTCCAACTTGCAGTTTAATAGATTCTCCATCTTCTACGACAACTGCATCTAAGAAGTTCATCTGTGGAGAGCCGATGAAACTTGCAACGAATAGGTTATTTGGCTTTTCGTATAGATTCTTAGGTGAATCCACTTGTTGTACAAGGCCATCCTTCATAACAACAATGCGTGTTCCTAATGTCATCGCCTCTGTCTGGTCGTGTGTGACATAGATAATTGTCGCACCCAATCTTTCATGTAGTTTTGCGATTTCGATACGCATCTGTACACGTAACTTCGCATCCAAGTTAGAAAGAGGCTCATCCATTAAGAATACTTTCGGATTTCTAACAATAGCTCTACCCATCGCAACACGCTGTCTTTGTCCACCAGACAATGCCTTTGGCTTACGGTCTAATAGCTTCTCTAAGTCAAGAATCTTTGCAGCTTCCATAACAAGACGCTTAATTTCATCTTTTGGAACCTTATGCAATTTAAGACCAAATGCCATATTTTCATAAACCGTCATGTGTGGATATAATGCGTAGCTTTGAAAGACCATCGCAATATCTCTATCCTTAGGTTCAACATCATTGACAACTTTTCCATCGATTTCAAGAGTTCCAGATGTGATTTCTTCAAGACCTGCAATCATACGTAATGTTGTAGACTTACCACAACCAGATGGTCCTACAAAGATAACAAACTCTTTATCCTGAATTTCGAGATTAAAATCTTTGACCGCATGGACTCCATTGTCATATACCTTATTAATATTTTTCAATGATAGACTTGCCATTCTTATTTCTCACTTTCTTGCCAACTTGCATCTAAATCCACTTCAAACATACGTTTCCATGGCATCTTTACATCCTTGATTTTTATTTCTGATTTGATTGAAGATAAATATTGTTCAGCAAATTCTTGTAGTTGTACACTTACCATTTGACTTACAACACCATCTTTTTCTTTCACATCGAAGTAGTTCATGCCTGCAGGTAAGTTATTCTTGACCTGTGTCCTAACTTTTGCACAATATCCTGCATCTTCAAGATATCTTTGTATGATAAAATCCATTTGATTTTGTGATTGTCCATAATATAGGTAGTTTACTGCTTCTGCAATTGCTGTTCCAATTGTGTTTGCAGAAGTATTCCAACCTGCATAACCACTTACTTTTAGAAGCAATCCATTGTTATTTAGTAGTTGGATAAGGGAGAGATCTGCACCATTGGCGTATGCATTATCTGCGATTGTTACAACCTTCCCTTCTGCTAGTCTCATCTTAATAAAACGTAAGAACTCAGCTAAGTTACGATCAATTGAATAACTTGTATGAATGGAAGGTTGATATTCGGCCTCTTCCATATTTTCAGACGGAGCACTGAGAGCTAGAATAATATCCGCTTGTTCAAAGCTAAATGTCTGTTGACACCCTGCCGATAGAATATGATAAGAGACTGTAGAATCTAACGGGAATCCTTCATATAGTGGAACAA